CAGATGCGCTGATAAAGTAAGTGTCAGCAAAATTGTTTACGTCTTGGAGGTTGGTATTGACGTTATTGATTGCAGTTAGCGCGCCATTCACATTGTTAATAGCTGTCACTGCACCAGCTACAGAAGTGACATTGGCGTCAATAGCGGCAACATCGGTAACGTCTGAGTCTACAGCCGCAACCTTATTTACGTTTGTCGCGTTATTATTAACGGCATTAATAGCGCTTAATGCGCCAGCCACACTGTTTACATTTGCTATGTCGGTTGCGACTGCGCCAATCGTGTCTGAACCCGACAAGTCACTGGCAACAGTGCCTATGTCTGTAGCATCTCCAGCAACAGCGGTAACGCTGGATGAAATACCTGCGACTGTGTTTATGTTAGGAATAGCCCCTGCAACCGTGCCGATGTTGTTTGAACCAGTGATGTCGGTGTTAATGTTTGTAATTTCAGTAAGTTTGGCCTCGACGTTACTAACCTTAGTTATGTCAGTGGCTACGTTATTAACATCAGTAATCGAACCAGCAACAAGATTGACGTTTGCTATAGCAGTAGCCACTGTCGTAACAGGGGCGTTGGTCGCGTAGTATTTGGCGGAATACTGACCTGAGTTACCTACAGTCCCAGACGTCTTGGTAGCCCAGTCTTTTGCTGAACCATCAGTAGTGTCCACGCCCGTACCGCCAATAGCCCAAGCCTTAGCAGAATACTCACTGCCTGTAACCGCACCATCCACTTTGTTAGCGTAGTCAGCAACCAAAGAGCCATTGATAATCTTTTGGAATTTTGACAGGTCTGGTGTCGCATTGCTCGATGTGTGCGCCACAGTACAGACAAAGGTGTCCTGGTTCTGGGTTACAATATCCAGAACCTTGTAAGCTGTGGATGTGGCGTATGCGCCACGTCCATTGAATATCTCTACGCCTGTTTCCACAAAAGCATTGCCTGTGCCAACACGGACTTCAAGTTTATTGTTGTCTGCGGCATCTACTTGGAATGTAAAAATAGTTGGGTCAAATAGACCGTCACTGCTTTTGAAGATATCTCCTAGCAATGCGCTGAGTTGGCGTCCACCAATCTCTGCGTTCTCCATATATGTATCGAGTACATGCTCTCCAGTATTAACTGAGACGAACCTAAGCTGTTCACCTGTAGGACGTGTAATAGCCATTATAGCCTCCCTTTAAGATTGGTGACTTCTATCTCTAGCTCACGAACCCTTGCCTGTAGTTGCGCTATGATTTGGGCGTTGGTCGAACCCCACTCATGCTGGTTGTAGTTTGTTTGTTCAAAAACAGCCTTTACGTACTCCGCAGTTTTTACGGGTACATCGACTTCCAGTGCCTTGGCTTTATCGTTGAGAATGTCGGTCATCTTATCCTGCCTCTCTCATGGGAACCAAGTTCCCCTTAGAAACTTCGTTTTGAATTTGCTCGTTAGGCTGAACAGATGCACCACGCATTTTCTCCATCATAGCCAACTGTTGGCTAGGGGTTGCGCCCTGCTGACGCTCCTCCTCAGAAATGCGGAACTGGTCTAGGTCTGAAATGCCTAAAGCACGTATGGCTTCTTCTGCAATCTTGCCCATCTTGTATTCCATATTCAGCCCAGTCTGGGACATGATTTGCAACATATTCATCCACGTCTCAGCATTACGGGTTGGCTCCACGGGGAGCGTGCCGTCGATTACTAGGTAATCCACCTTGCCTTGCAGGTCGTTCTGGTTGAAGTCGATGTACCCATCGTTGACCATATCCGCCAACTGGCTTGGCATTTTATCTGGGTCAATCTTGATTGAGCCATCAATCTCTACTGCGTCTTGGATGTTGGATACCATCATCCGCACCATGGGACGTATTGTTGTTGCAGAAATGACACGGCTAAGAACTCCTAGACGTTGTGAACCAAGTTGCGTGAGACGTTGAATCTCTGTTGCGGTCCTTACGTCTGGGGTCGGCATACCTTGTTGCGCGTCTGACGCGCTCGATACACGCTGTTTCAACTCAGACATAGCCGTAATGTCATTCCAGTGTCCGCGGGTTACGTCTGGGACTTGAGCAATATAGACACCATCCCCTGGCTTAGAACCAGGCATTGTTCTGACAACACCCCATGGGTTGCGGTCAATAAGGTCTGGAACCATAACTTGCGTCGGGTCTACAAAGATTAGATTGTTGAGCGCGGCCTGCACGTTGTCGATACGGCTACGGAGCAACCAAGTCGCAATGTCGTGCATTGGAAGCATCAGGTCATATAAAGACTGACCCCAAGTCTTATGGCTGTCATTGTAAAGACCGCCGACCACTACTGGGAACTGACGACCATACGGGTTAAGTTGCATGCGTATACATACATTCTCATCGAGAATAGTCATAACCATCCACACTTGGTCGATACTTGGTATTCCAATCTCGTGGCCAGAGAACCTTACCCAACACTCGTCGGTCACACGCGCATCACCTAGAGTGAAGTAGGCATGGTCCATACGCTCACGTTGATTAGGGGCCGCTGGGTCAATGTTTAGACCTCGGCCTTCTTCTCTGTGCCAACGGTGCGCTTGCCAAGCATTACGAGGCGGCGCAATTCTGTGCCGAAGGGATGGGTGCTTGTCCAGCTTTGGATACAGCTTACTGCTGGTCAAGGTGTTGTATGACACATAGTCAGTAAACACTACATATTGCCAGTTCTCCCAATCACCCCACTGTACACGAGGGTCAGGAAACACACGTCTGGGGTCAAAGTTTACAATACGGTTTTGGTTTTGCGCGGAGTCCCAAACAATCTTGGTTGGCGCAAACCCATAGCGTATCGAGTCCAGAAGCATTTGTGCAACCTTGGCTTCGCCCGCTGTCCTACGCATCTGACTGTGCAAGACGCGCTCTAATATACTGGATACTTTTCGACTTGAACGGTTGAGACCTTCAAGTTGGAACATCGGGTTACGGCCACCAAGAGCCGCCATAAGATAGGTAAGCACTGTGTCCGCTACAGCACGAGTGTCAGCGATTACCGCTTTCTCACGAAACTGGGTTGCGTCTGGCGGCACGTATACATCGTGCGCTCTGTCTGCTTCCATCCAGTGGTCGTATCTTTTTTTGATTTTGTTATACGACATGTCTGAGCAAGACTTGACGTAATCCACAATACGACGCTCCTCATCGTCTGTAAGGTCGTCGGATATATCCTCATAAGATGTCAGCTTCTCGGCAAGACGGGACAAATCAACGATTTGTCCGTCTGTCGGTGAGAAAGCGTAATCAGCACTATATAATTTTTCATCAGCCATGTTGAACACTTTGCCTCAAAAGTTAGATTTGGTCGTCCCGACGTTTACAATTCACCCCATCCTTTAAAGATAGAGTTACCTAGTTTGGATGACAGGCTGTCTTTCGCCCTAGTCACATCCTGAAGTAAGGAGTTGCCCATACTAAGGGAGCCAAAAACTGTTTCAGGGGTGACAGCCTGCCTACTTAGAATATCTACTGCCATGGACAATGCGTCCACCTGGTCATCGTGTCGGCCGCTTGGGAAAGAAACGCACTCGTCTACAAACGTATCAAGCCAACTAGCCTTTTGCGGCAGGAACACTCTACCGCCCTGTATCATCGGAGTGATGCTGTTTACACGGGACACCTTGTCGGACTGAACCTTGTACGGAACTACTGCCATACCAGACTCGCGGCGCAAGTCTTGGATAATAGACTGCCCACTCGCTTTGTCCTCAATGTATATCGCGCGCAACCCACTACCTCGCCACACTGCATTGATAGATATGAGCCGCTGTCTGAGTTCAGGGAAGTCCCATCTGCCACGTTGGACATCCACTATATAAATATCGCCGTCCTGAGATAAACCTGCCACTACCGCGACACTGTAGTCTGCTGTTTCAGTTTTCTTGAACGCAGTATCGGCCGCAATAATTAGTGTCTGGAACTGACGGGGGTTTAAATCTTCTGGATAATAACGCCACCACTCTGACTTTAGAATATTACCACCTTCGATGTAGGGCTTTTGTTGATACAAGGAGGCGAAGTCTCTGGGGTTCAAGCGCTCACGTCTACGCAACTCTTCCAGCGGAAATCTTTCTGGCCACAACGCCACTTCTTTTTCTTCTGAGATGTATCTTTTAGCCTTAG